AACGCTGTTGTAACAGTTACCGGCAATGCTACAGCAAACGGTCTCAACACCGGCGGTCGTATCTCGGTTCTTGCAGTTCTTGCAGGCAACTCGTACACAACACCACCTGCTGTTTCTGTTGCTGCACCGGCTGCACTCAATATTACTGCTAACACAACTGGTGTTGTTGCTGCTACAGACTTTATCAAGATTGCAACTGCGAATAGCAAGTTTGTAGTTAACGACAAAGTATATTACGCTGTTCCAGCTGGTAATACTGCACTCACGCCACTAACTGGCAACTCATATTATTATATTGCTTTTGCTAATACAACTGGTGTTGTTCTTACAACTGCTCCTGGTGATGCAAATGTCAATATCACTGATACTAGAGCAGATGCAACTGCAGAAGTTCACACCGTAACTGGTGAAACTGCTACTGCAGCTGCTACAATCTCTGGTGTTGCACATGGTGCTGCACATGCTGGTTGGGTACTTCGCACAGTTGGTCAAGGTGGTCGCGCTGGACGTGTTCAGTATGAAACATTGGTTGCTATGGGTGGAAACCTATCGACCGACGCTGAAGACGTAATTCTGAAGGACGCATAATAAATGTCTGATCGTGCTAAGAAGATTCGTGAACTAGGTAATGGTACAGAACTGACTGCATTAGCAGCTGGAGATTGTTTCGTTGTAGACGATATCTCTGCTAATACTACTAAATTCACATCTCTTAGCACGATCAGAAAATCTGTTATTTTAGGTCCGTATGCTAATGATACAGCAGCGAATACTGCCGGTGTTACGGTTGGTCAGCCATACTACACAAGCGCTGGGGAAGTTAGAGTTAGAATTACATAATGATTGATAGAATTGATGAGTCCAACTTCATGTTGTACGCTGCGAAACATTATGATAACCCGCAATGCTTTGATACTCTAGAATTCTACGAAGACCTATCTAGGTTTAAGTATATCAAACGTTTGTTTAATCGTTATGAGGAATCCGGCGAACTTAAAGAGAGATTAATTCTGAATCATCTCATTATCTTGTATAATGTATTTGGTGCAGCCACTACAAAAATGTTATTCTTTAAGTTGAACGGCCATCTCCATTTGTTGAAGCCGTTCATTCTTTTATTGGGATTCCTACCTGATAAAGTATCTGGCGTCGGTGTCGAGAACAAAACAATAATTAGTTCTGATATCCCTATGGATGATAATATTGTACAGATTCTAAGGAAGATTTAATGGCCAAAGAAAAACAAGAGTATGACTATGAAGGTGACATGGCTATGTCACAGCTCAAGTCTATTATTGCCAACGCGCAGCGTATCCATGATATGCTTGAGCGCGACACAAATATTCCTGAATGGGTTCAGTCAAAGATTACGCTGGCCGAGGACTACATCTCAACTTCTGCTAACTATATGCAGGGTGAGATGAAGGAAGAAACAAAGTGGGTAAAAGATAAACACGGCGCTGGATATACAAGTGATGATGGCAAGCGGGAAATCGTTAAACATACTAAAGGTTGGATATCTCGCAGTACTACTGATAGACACGATTACTCTGACGTATATCCTACACAAAGAGAAGCTAAAGCTGGTAAATATGCTTGGGCTATGAAAAACGAAGAAACTGCTCACTCTGTGCATGTTAAGACATATGATAAACATGGCGAAAAGCAGATGAACTCACCAGATTTCAAGAAGCATGTTGCTGGCCACGGTGGCGAACTAGACTATGTTTCCGATAAGGGTGCAGCGTTCAAGTTTAAGTCGGCATCACATGCTGCACAGTTCCATCGTGGAGTTCAATCAAAGTTCAGAGAACTTGATTCTGAACATGATATGCATGAAGATATGGCGATGGGAACCGGTCCAGTGAATGTTGCTGCTAATGTAGCAGATCCAAAGAACAAACCACTATTTGCTAAACCTGCAAAACGTAAGATGCCTTCATTCAAGACATTCGCCGGCAAATAACATGTTTAACATGATTCCTTTGCCATATAAGTTACTCGCATTAGTAGCACTAATTGCTGGAGTATTCTTCTATGGTTACATGAAGGGATCTGTACATGCTGAAGCTGAACTTGCTAAATTCTCTGCAGAGAAGAGCAAACAGATTGCTGGGCTCGAGAAGAAGAATGCCGAGATAAGTAATAAAGTAATAACTGAATACGTTGACAGAACAAATACGATTAGGGAAAAGGAATATGTATACCGTGACATTGCTGCAAAAAGCGTTCCTGCTCAGTCTGATCTTAGCAACGGTTGGGTGTACACGCACGACATTAGTGCCACATCCGGTGATGCCGACGCCTCCAGAGCTTCTGATGCGTCCTCCTCTGGAATTAAAGACAATACGGCCCTTATCTCCGTCATCTCCAACTACGCCATCTGCCAAAGAAATCAAATCCAACTGATTGAACTACAAAAGTGGATTATTGAAAACAAGGCGGCTGTAGATAAGATGGCCGAGGAAGAAAAGAAATGAAGAAGTTTAAAGAATTCGACAAGGTAGACGATCAGGAAGAAACTCCGTCAAGAGATAATCTTGTTAATATCATTGCCAATTCATTAAATCGTGTAAGTGGTAAAGAAGATTCTAAGACTATACTGATGTTGATTGCAGCATTAGGTTTGCTCAATGCATCTAAGGATCAGGGTTTAGCTTTAAGTGTAGCAAGAAAACTTGCAAATGTAACAAAAAAATAGTGGAGATATTTATGTGGGAAAAGATTAAAAAATGGTTGGGTTTTGCTGATCTGAATAAAGATGGTAAACTAACCATAGAAGATATGGAATTTGCCAAGGCAGTTGCTGAGACAGAGTACAAGAAGACAACAGAAATAGTCACCGAGGTTGTAGTTGCTGCCGACAAGATTAAAAAAGTTGTTAAAAGAGGCAGAAAACCAAAATGAATGTTCTGTCACTATTGATCGATCCTATCCCTGTAACTTCTCTCGAGCAACTTGAAATTGCTAAGGGCAAGGTTCAGCTCAGTATGATGAAGCTGATCTCGTTTGTTCTTGGGCTGATCATGATCTCGGTTGTTCTTGTTATGATGATCGGTTTGTTTATACCTAACCATGTTATTGACAACAACGAGATCTTCAAGATCATCGGCCCTGCATTCTCAATGATTGTCGGCGCCTTTGTTGGTGCATTCGCAACGATGATGGGAATGAAGACTGCAGAGTTCGATCCTAATGTCAAGGTTCAGGAACTGGGTAAGACAGACCACAAAGTGTTGGCTGAAGCTCATGTAATCAATGCTCAAGCAGAAACTATTGAAACTGAGAATGAAATTAAGATGATGGCAGCGATTGATAAATATCATGATTCGGACGAAGATCACGGACCATTCTAAGGAATAAACAATGGACATCACCGGTTACGTAAAAGGTATGATGGCCGACGGTAAAGGCAACCCATCATCAAAGAGATGGATTGCTGCAGTTGCTATGGTTCTTGTGTGTGTCGGTTACATGGCTAATCTATTTTGGGATTATACAGTCGATCAGTTTATGTTCGATGCTGTAATGTATATTGTTATTGCAAGTCTTGGCATCACAGGTGCAGAGAAGTTTGCACCAAAACCGCCGACAGATTCGGAATAATAACGTGGCTGTTACTCAACCAAACCTACAAAAGCTGACCGATAACGTGTCGTATCTCCAACAGGATATGGCGAAGGTAGGTCTACTTGTAGATAGACTGGATACTACGATCGATAAACTGGCTGATATTTCTAACAACGTATCAAGTCTTCTTGCTGTACACGAAACTAAACTATCTACACATGACATCATTACAAAACAAACTGTAGAACTTGTAGAAAAAAGACGGGCCGAGACTGACGACAAAATACAAACTATCCATGCACGGATCTCATCTGGAGAAAAAGAGTTGTCAGAAAAAATCGACGTGCAGTATGATGAGATCATGCGCGAACTCAAAGAGATGCGTATAGAATCGACTACTCAACACAATAAACTATCCGGCCGTATTACTACCATGGAGAAGTGGATGTGGGCTGTTTTTGGTGGATCTGCCGTTGTTGGTGGTTTGATTACTATTGCCATAAGATTTATTCCAATTTAATATTTACTGAAACCGCATTATTTAATGTACATTATTCCATAACTGTGTATAATGAGTATATCAGTTGTGAGGAATAATAGTAATGCTTTGGTTAGAACACAAGTACATCAATCTACTATCATCAAGGCTTGAACTGTTCTCACGTGTCAATCCAAACACCTACAAGTTTAGGTGTCCAGTCTGTGGTGACTCCCAAAAGGATAAGCGTAAGACCCGTGGGTACGTCTATGCACGTAAGGGTTCGCTAAAGTTCTTCTGTCATAACTGTAATGCATCGATGGGCCTTCCATGGTTTATCAAGACACTTGACCCAACTCTGTATGCCGAGTATCTTAAGGATAGGATGGTAGAGAACGGTCACAAGGATGAGACGCAGGAGTTTGTCAATAAGATGAAGGCTCCTGTCTTTGTCAAGAATACTGGTCTGAAAGATCTCAAGAAGGTATCACAACTCGGGGCTGAACATCCTGTCAAGGAGTATGTGGCCAAACGACTAATTCCTACTGATACCCACTACAAACTATTCCTAGCCATGAAGTTCAAGGCGTGGGTCAATACTATGATCCCTGATAAGTTTGACGATCTTGACAAGGATGAACCTCGTCTGATCATTCCATTCCTGGATAAGGACAAGAACCTATTCGGGTTTCAAGGGCGGTCATTCAAGAAGACCGGTATTCGCTACATAACCATTATGCTGAACGAGGATCAACCGAAGATCTTTGGCCTGGATACTATGAATGACAGCAAGGATATATATGTAGTAGAGGGACCGCTGGATTCACTATTCTTGCCTAATGGTATCGCATCGGCCGGCGGAGATCTTATCACACCACTGCAACAATTAGATGTACAAAAAGACAGATTTGTTGTAGTATATGATAATGAACCAAGGAACAAACACACTGTAAAACATATTGAGAAGGCCATAGACAATGGATACCGTGTGTGTATCTGGCCAACTACGTTAGACCAGAAGGATATCAATGATATGGTTCTGGCTGGTTATAGTACTGATAAGGTGAAGGATATTATTGATGAATGTACCTATAGTGGAGCCACTGGAAAACTACATCTCGCGATATGGCGAAAAGACCGTTAAGACTATTCTGAGTATGCCCAACGAAGAACTGACATGGGTAGTCTATAACGCAAATATGGTCAGTCTGGCACAGATGTTGATCATTGCCCTTCGAGGACTCAAGTTCTTTGATGATTATGTTCGAGTTGTTTCCCGTGATCAAGATTGTACCAGTACACATGGTAAGCTCTACTTTGATCCAAATATATTTAATTTGATGGGTAATGGACATGGATGAAGATACTATTATGAACTTAACTCTTGAACTTCATGATTTTCTTGTGCAGCTTGGTCGAGTTCCTAATGAAGACGAAGACTATGACGCGCTGAGTGACTTTATGATGACTAAGTTAGATCCGTTCATTACAAAGGAAAGGAACTATAACTGATGACTGAGTTAGTCGCAAATGAGTATGGTGTAGAACACGATAATATTCAAATTGCAAAGCTGCGTATTCATAGAACAAATGGAATGTGGTTAGTAGAGTATCGTCGTATACCACGCTGGTTATTTGGTCTTGATCGATGGTGGTGGTTTGATGATGGCACATATACAGAGTACGCAGATGCCTCCAACCGGGTCGATCATCTAATCAATGTAGGATACATATCTAAAACACGTTTCCAGTCAGTGAAAGAATTTGAGGTGAATAATGGCTGATAGAAATAATGTAACAGAAAGGCCGGTACTTCCAAACACCTTTTGGGTTGTAACCGCAGAATGGCGTGGAGGAAACAATCAGCGAAAGATTCAGCTAGAGAACATTCACTATAGTGAAAAGTCTGCACGTGCTGATTGGGAAAAGCGAACTAAAGAACACCACAACATTGCTCATAAGCTAGATCCGGATTATGATAGTGGTTTTGTACGCCATCCGTTAAGAAAGTTTACATCGGAATTTGTATTATGAGTGAAATGAGGATGAAGAAGATGAGTGAAGCAAATCTAATTGGTATTACACAGCCAAATGAAAAGTATACCGGCTGCAAGACAGCAAATGAGTTGATTGCATGGGTTGCTCGTGTATCTAATCCAAGCAATCAGAATAATGTTACTACGGCACCTAAGCTCGTACAATATTTGATTAAAAACAACCACTGGTCACCTTTGGAGATGGTCCATGTATCAATCGAAATACGAACAACTCGTGACATTGCTCGCCAGATACTCCGGCACCGTTCGTTCACATTCCAAGAGTACTCTCAGAGATACGCTGACCCGACAAAGGATCTTGGATTTGTTACAAGAGAAGCCCGACTACAAGATCCCAAGAACCGACAAAACTCTGTAGAAAATGGTAATGCCCGACTAGATGACGAGTGGGATGCTATGCAGGGTTATGTCAGGGCAGCTGCCAAGGATGCATACAACTGGGCTATTGAACAGGGTATCGCCAAGGAACAGGCGCGTGCAGTACTACCTGAAGGTATGACAGAGTCTGTTGTTATCATGGCAGGTTCTCTTCGTAGCTGGGTTCACTACTGCCAGCTTCGTATGGATATTGCTACTCAGAAGGAACATCGGATTGTAGCTGAGCAATGTTGGAATGCTATCATTGAACAGTTCCCAGATGTACAGACGGCGCTTGATGCTATCAAGATCTGGGAAGAGTTTGAGAGGAAGCTTCCATGACTAATATGATTGTCAAAGAAGATGAAAACGGCGATCTATATATAGATCTACCAGATGGACTCATGGAAGAGATGGGTTGGGATGAAAACACTGAACTTGTGTGGACCGTTGCTGATGATGGTACGATAGGATTGAGAAAGAGGACAGATGATTCAAGTAACGAAGCGTGATGGAACACGTGAACCTTTAAATATTAATAAGTTCCATAAGGTTGCAACATATGCATGTGAAGGTCTAAGCGGTGTATCTGTTTCTGATCTTGAGATCAAGACTCATATTCAGTTCTACAATGGCATCAAGTCTGATGACATCCAGGAGACTCTGATCAAGGCTGCGGCTGATCTTATCTCTGAGGAATCGCCGAACTACCAGTATGTTGCTGGTCGTCTCATCAACTATAACCTTCGTAAAGAGGTCTATGGTAGATACGATCCTGTCTCTCTACTTACACACTACTTCGAAGTAGCAACCGCTGGTTACTATGACTGGGCTATCTACGATGCATATTCACCCGAAGAGTGGCAAGAATTCAATAAGTACATTGACCACGATCGTGACAGTCTGCTGACTTACGCTGCCATGGAACAGTTCCGTGGTAAGTATCTGATTAAGAATCGTGTGACTAACAAGTTCTATGAGACACCTCAAATGGCTTTTATGTTGATTGCCATGACACTTTTCCAGAACTATAGTAAAAATAGAATTAAATGGGTAAAGGATCTTTATGATGCAATCAGTACTTTTGATATTAGTCTTCCTACTCCTATTATGGCAGGCGTACGCTCCCCTCAACGTCAATTTAGTTCGTGCGTACTTATCGAAACTGACGACTCGCTGGATTCGATAAATGCAACGACTTCTTCTATTGTTAAGTACGTTTCTCAAAAAGCCGGAATTGGTATTGGCGGCGGTAATATTAGGGCTATTGGATCTCCTATACGGCGTGGTGATGCTTCTCACACTGGTGTTATTCCTTTCTGGAAGCTTTTTCAGTCTGCTGTTAAGTCTTGTAGCCAAGGTGGTGTCCGCGGTGGAGCGGCGACTCTCTATTATCCCCTTTGGCATTACGAAGTGGAAGATCTACTTGTCCTAAAGAACAACAAGGGCACAGAGGATAACCGCATCCGTCATCTTGACTATGGTGTGCAGTTCAATAAGGTAATGTATGAAAGACTTCTTACCGGAGGCAATATTACTCTATTCTCACCCAGTGATGTTCCCGATCTTTATGAAGCATTCTTTAAAGACACGGATACGTTTCGTACTCTCTATGAGAAGTACGAAAGTTCTACCAAGATCAGAAAGAAAACTGTCTCGGCAATTGATCTCTTCTCTACCTTCATGCAGGAAAGAAAGGATACTGGCCGAATCTATCTGATGAATGTCGATCATGCCAATGACCACAGTTCATTCACAAAAGATGCTCTAATCAAGATGAGTAATCTCTGTACAGAGATTACACTGCCAACTACACCACTAAAGGATATTCATGATGAGTCAGGCGAGATTAGCCTTTGCACGTTGGCTGCAATTAATTGGGGCAAGATTAGAAAGCCAGCAGATTTCGAAAAGCCCTGCACAATCGCAGTCCGGGCCCTTGATGCTCTTCTCGATTATCAATCTTATCCTATTAGAGCCGCTGAAGTGGGTACTCGCAATCGTCGCCCTCTCGGTGTGGGGATTATCAATTTTGCTTATTGGCTCGCTCGTAGTGATTCCAACTATTCCAATCCTAATCTTGATCTGGTTCACGAATATGCTGAAGCGTGGTCTTACTATCTGATCAAGGCATCGGTAGATCTGGCTGAGGAATCTGGTGCATGTCCTAAGGATAATGAAACCAAGTATGGCCATGGTATCATGCCAATCGACACATATAAGAAAGAGGTTGATGAACTTGTAACGCCTTCTTACAACATGGATTGGCAAACACTGCGGGATCGTGCTCGTAAGATAGGTATCCGTAACTCTACTCTGATGGCTCTCATGCCAGCCGAGACATCTGCACAGATCAGTAACTCTACAAATGGTATTGAACCACCGCGTGCTATCGTGTCCATCAAACAGTCTAAGGATGGAGTCATGAAGCAGGTGGTTCCTGAGTCAAAACGGCTTAAGAATAAATATGAGTTGCTATGGGATCAGAAGAATCCGGAAGGGTATCTGAAGATCATGGCAGTGTTACAGAAGTTTATCGATCAGGCAATCTCTGTTAATACGTCATATAATCCTGCTCATTATGAAGACGGCAAGATCCCAATGTCTGAGATGATCAAGCACGTTCTGATGCATTATAAGTACGGTGGTAAGACTCTGTATTACTTCAATACCAACGATGGCGCCGGTGAGATTGAGGACACCCCTCTTGCCTCCGGTTCTATTGATGATGAAGACTGTGACAGTTGCAAAATTTGATGTACAAAAAGTAGAAACCGAAGTACATTAAAATAGATACATAGCTATAGATAGGACTCCATGTCAGTATTCAGTAATAACTTTGTTGATGCAACTCAGCAACCGTGTTTCTTTGGAGAACCGGTTAATATTGCACGTTATGATAAACAGCGCTATAGTATCTTTGAGAAGCTGACCGATAAACAACTGGGTTTCTTCTGGAGGCCAGAGGAAGTTGATCTGTCTCGTGACAGTAAAGATTTTAAGGCACTCAATGATCATGAACAACACATCTTCACATCAAATCTCAAGCGTCAAATCCTTCTTGACAGCGTGCAAGGTCGAGCCCCAACAATGGCATTTGGACCTATTTGTAGCTTGCCTGAACTCGAAACATGGATTCAAACCTGGACCTTTTCGGAGACAATCCATTCCCGCTCATATACTCACATCATTCGAAACATATATGCAAACCCTTCGAAAGTCTTCGACGAGTTAATGGATGTTCCACAAATAGCTGAGTGCGCTGCCGATATTAGTAAGTACTATGATGATCTTATCGATCAAAATAATGAGGCATATGCTCTTGGTAATTTTAATAGATACAAGCACAAGAAAGCACTTTGGTTATGTCTCAATGCAGTTAATGCTTTAGAAGGAGTTAGGTTCTATGTCTCGTTTGCTTGTTCATGGGCGTTTGCGGAAGTTAAGAAGATGGAGGGTAATGCCAAGATCATCAAGCTCATCGCAAGAGACGAGAACGTTCATCTTGCCTCGACTCAGCAGATCCTCAAGATTCTACCGAAAGAGGATGAAGACTTTGCTAGAATACAGGAAGAGACACATGATGAGTGTATCGAGTTATTCTATAACGTCGTTGCACAAGAGAAAGCCTGGGCACATTATCTTTTTCAGAATGGTTCGATGATTGGTCTCAATGAACAATTGCTTTGTGACTACGTTGACCACATCGCTGCCAAGCGCATGGGTGCTATTGGACTGAATGGTAAGGCAGGACCTAATCCTCTACCATGGACACAGAAGTGGATTGCCGGTTCTGATGTTCAGGTTGCCCCACAAGAAACAGAGATCACCAGTTATATCAATGGCGGCGTTGTCAAAGACGTCGATGAAAATACATTTAAGGGTTTCTCCTTGTGAGAACTCGTGAAAACTCTCTAAATAATTTAAAATATCGTGAAGACGTTTGCTGGGAGATGGCATCGGTGTTTCTACAGAATAGAGATGCACATGGTATCCATGACATGGGAGTGGAGATTCAGGCACTCCAAAGAGCAATAGCAGAAATAAAAGGAATAGAGTAAAGATGAAATGGATAACCTGTCAAGATTGCGAAGAAGAGTTTAGAGTAATTACCGACTCACTAGAACCGATAACCTACTGTCCTCTGTGTGGTTCTGATCTACCTGAGGCTGAACTTGAAGACGATGAACTTGATAACGAATAAATAGATCTTTAGCCTTGAATGGTAAGATTTATGTGGTTATTTGAAGACAAAGAGTTTGTGTATGACGAACAGTGGTATGGATTTATCTATCTTATCGAGAATATCGTCAACGGGAAAAAGTACATAGGCCGCAAGTTCCTGACTAAAGCAGGATACAAAACGGTCAATAAAAAGCGAAAGAAGATCCGTGTAGAGTCCGATTGGGCTGACTACTACGGATCTTCTCCTGCCTTGGCTAGAGATATTGAACTCTACGGCAAGGAATGCTTCACGCGTACTATCTTGCGATTGTGCAAGGCACGTGGTGAATGTAACTATTTCGAAACTAAATATATATTTGACGTGGATGCAGTCTTAGACGGAAACTACTATAACTCGTGGGTTTCCTGCAAAGTTCAAGCAAGTCACGTAAAGGCATTACAGTTTAATACCCAGGAGACAACATGAAGTGACTAAGGTACTAGAACACAAGCATCTGATTGTCAGAGCAGAAATAAGCAATCCTCCATATAGTCCATGTGAAATTAAACAGTGGATGACAAATTTGGTTGACAAAATCGGTATGAATATACTGATGGGTCCATACGCTGTATACTCTGACATGAAAGGTAATGCCGGATTAACGGCTGTTACTATTATCGAAACAAGTCATATTGCTCTCCATGTATGGGATGAAGCAACTCCGGCTCTTATGCAACT